CCCCCACCGAGATAATCGGTTTTAGGCGGGTTCCTGGGGCTCCTCTGCGGGTGCCTCGGGTTCCGCGACCTGGTGCGCCTTCTCCCAATCTGCGAGCATCTGCATGTATCTCTCGCGCTGTATATCCAACTGCGAGAGGGCGCTTATGATGCGGGAGTACTCCTGCATCCCTGCCTCGTCTGCTTCGTACCTCATTCCGTGGCCTCCTGCTGTTTGCGTGCGTTGTATCTCTCCATGTTAAACGTGGCGATCCTGCGGAGGATGGTGGGGACCTCCTCGTCCGCGGGTGCGCTGGCGTCGGGCACCTGGACCTCGGTAATGTCGAAGTCCGCGGGCTCGGGATCGCCCACGGGGCAGTCCTCGCAGAGTGCGTATGCCCCCCCTGCCCAGCTGGGGTTGGTGAGGGGTGCTCCCGTGGTCCATTCGATGCCGTCTATATTCGCCGTCTCGAGGACGGTCTCTCCCTGGTTCCTAATCAATGCTTTCATGTTCATCCCTCTACTGCGGTTATTACCTGGGCGTATGTGTCCGTTGTCGGTTCGTCGAACCGTCCCATTGTGCCCGAGTCTGCGAAGCTGGCACTAATCGCTCCCGTGTGTGCTTCATATCTCAATGAGGTTATACTACGGTAAGCATAGCCCCATAATATGACCTCTCCGTTGGCGTCCTTGCTGGCCTTTATCTGCGTGACAGGATAATTGCCGACCCTTCTGACTATATTTTGGAGATTGCCTGCCCTCCCCACTATGGTAAATGTGCCATAACTGCCATGATTGTCTATTATGTCGAATACTGCTATCGCATATTCGTTCTCATTCCCGAATGATGGGGAGATTAGGAGTTTACGCCAGCCGTCCTGGTTGTTGCTCCCGCCCTCATGTATAGCCAATACGGCGGGTTTATTAAATGTTTTAAAACCACTTATACTCTGGTTGCCCGTGGTCCTTACCATCGGCGTGTAAGCGTCCAGCGTGCCGATCGTGGCGACGTCGTTGGTATTGCCTGGGGTGTATGCGGTGGGGTTCAAAAAGCGGACCGCCCTATATGTGCCGTCGCAGTCGAAGGAGTATAAACTTATGGTCCTTTTACCGTCCGTGCCCGTGGTGCTGAACATACCGTTAATGTTGTTCGAGCTATCATCCTGTATCAATACCATATTATGCGAGAGGTTCGTCGCGGGCACCGTGGTCTTGGGGTCGTTTCCTGGCTTGATGGTCGGGGATGCGCTGCCTGATTGTATAATGGAAGAGGAGAAGATCTTGACCCCCGCGATGGTCTGGTTCCCTGTCAGCTTTACGACCGCGTTGTCGTTGGCCTTCGCTCCGAGCAGGGTGTCGGTCTCGCTCTTGGTGTACGTTGTGGCCTGGTCGGCCTTTAATGCGAGCAGGGCGTCCGTCTCGGTCTTGGTGTATGTCGTCGCTACGTCCGCCTTCAATGCCAGGGCGGTGTCTATCTCGGCCTTCGTGTATGTGTTGGCTATGGCCTGCGCGTTGGCCTGCTCCGCGGCCTCTGCCCTCGCCTGCTCCGTGTCGATCCTCCCGCCCAGGGCGGTGTCGGCGTCGGCGCGTGCGGTGGCCTCCGCCCCTATCTGCGCGGTGGCCCATCCGTAATTAACCACGGTGTCGTCTATGGGGTCGTACAGGGTCGGCATCTTGGAATAAAGGACGCTGTCGAGACTATACATGGGGATGTCGCCCGACGCCTGGCCCAGGGTGAGCATCTTCTGGGTATTGTGCTTCACGCCGTAAACCTGCGTTTGATTGATGCCCGCGGTCTTTTTGTCGAGCTTCCCATCCTGGAGGGCGGATATGTCCGCCTGCATGGCGCTGTCCGCGGTCTCCCTGGCGGTCGTCTCGTCTGCTATGTCCTGGGCCAGCTCTCCCTCGGCCTCGGTGGCGCGTGCTATCTCCTCCTGGAGGAGGCGCTTGGTCTCGTCGTCAATGTCGGCGGTCCATTCGGTGCCGTCCCATCTGTATATGGTGCTGTCCGCGGTGCAATAGACGATTTTATGATAGTCCACCCCAGGGTCGGCGGTGGGGATCGCGTCCACCTCCTCCAGGCCGTCTGCGTAGTGGTGGGCCGTCTGCATCTGGTTTAATCTCTCTGCGTTTATTAGGGTGCCCTGCTGGCTGGTCGTCTCGTCCTGCCATGCGACGGGCGTGTATTCCTGTGTCATTGTGTGGCCTCCTTTATGTCGGTCTGGATTATGTCGTCGATGATTGCCGGTATTTCCTTCTCAAAAGGGATGGAGATAAAATGATCCCGGGCGGTCGGTTTGTTGGGGTGGTTCAGTTTGCGTTCGTGCTGATAGTGCGCGTACACCATGCGGTTCTCGACGGTGAGCGATACTTCGCCGTGCCCGTATGCGTCAATCGAGGCGACATGGTACTGCGTGGCCCTCATGAGGAGGCCGGTGTCCACGGGGGTCAATACGGCCGCCCTCGTCTCGATCTTCCCGCCGTGGTTGGCGAGGATGCGGGCGACATTCTCGGGGTGGTTGCGGACCATCCTCTCGATGGATTCCCGGGCGGTCTCGAAGTCGGAGCTCATGCGATACGCACCGCCTGGTGGGTCGCTCTGCCTAAAAAGTCCGTGCTTGTGATTACCTCGCGGATAATCGCGCCCTGCTGATACGGGGCGGGAAGGTCCACCATGTCATACGCCCCGACCTCGCAATTGGCGGGGAGGATGAGGTTCACGGTGCTGTTCGTGATATAGTCGCCCGCTTCATTAAAGGACCTCTCGGTCCTTATGGCGATCCTGCAGGGCCAAGCGGTCCCCCGGGAGTATATGGGCTGTCCCGTGGGGTCTGCTCCGCCGTATCTGTACACCGTGCAGGTCTGCCTCATGGTGTTCTTCAATACCTCGGCCAGGGGGCTTAATTCCATCTGCCCACCTTCCCGCTCCTAATGTGACGGAAGGTCTGGCCCCTGGCGGTGGCCTGGGCCTTGATGGCCTCGACGGCCATATCCTTGGCGAGGTCGCACATGCTCCTTACGTCGGTCGCCATTGATAAATCGGGCATGCTGATACTTGAGGGCTTGATGCCGGCGAGGTCCAGGTGCTGGCGGAGGAAGAATACGGCCATTAGGACCACGGCGCTCTCGGGGGCCTCGGTGGAATACGCGGAGGCCCTGGCCCTGCACCAATCTTCGGCGAGCTCTACGGCGTCGTTCAATACGTCGTTGGGGACCACGTCCTCGGAGAGCCCGAGGAGGAGGCGGGTCTTGGTTGCGATTGTCATGGCTTGACCCCCTTGTGTCCGGGGCCGTCCAGCGGGGTGTATCTCTGCATGGAACCGTCCCAGGAAGGGTTATCCATCCATCCCCGCGCCTCGTTGTCGTATGCGCCCGTTCCGACCGCCTTCGGTACTGCGAGCCACTTGGCCTGCTCGTCGCTTATGCGGTTGCGGTTTATTATGGCCTGGTCCAGGGTATGCTGGTATTCGTGCGTCAGAACCTTGGCGTTCGTGTGGGTGTTTAGGATCATGTCGCGGGGATGGGGTGGGGGGTCTCCGCCCCCCTGCGGTGTTCAAATGCTCAAGAGTTGACGACCTTGATGCAGGCGCCCTTGTTGTCCTGCTTCTTGGTCTCGACGGGTGCAACCACGCAGAAGCGGGAGATTACGGTGGGCTGTTCTGCGTACTTGGTGACGTTGTCGAAGTCTCCGAGGGTCATGTCCTCGCGCATGATGATGTGGGGGGCGTGGGTCTTGTCGACGACCAGGGCTCCGACATTGGTGGCGGTTCCCCAATCGAGGCCGGTGGCTCCGCTGACGCCGAGGTCCATTCCTGCGAAGCGGAGGAGGCTGGCGTTCTCGCCGATTCCCTGGGCCCTGTCATTGTAGGCGGGGACGGCCATGCTGTTGAGGGCGTGTGCCTCGAACATGGGGGCGAGGAGGGCTCCGCTCGCGCGGAAGCCATTTTTACCAATCTGGCCCCTGGCGAGGTTCAGTCCCTTGAGGGCGTCGGCGGTGGCCGCGCTGGTGGCGGTTCCGTATGCGTTGGCCAGGCAGACGTCGACTGCCTCCTGCTCGAGGGCGATTTCCAGGGAGGCGCCCATCTCCTTGATGGCGGCCGCCTTTACGTCGACGGAGCTGTCTGCGAGGATGCCCTTATCCAGGGTGCAGGTCAGCTTGTACTCCTTGGGGATCGCCATGGCGACGCCCATGCTCTCGGCGAGGTCGGCGGCGTCTCCGTTGGGTGCGATTGCCTTGGCGGCCCTGCGGGTGGTGAAGAAGGGGATCTGCTCGGCGCCGGATTTTGCCCTCCATACCTCGAGGACCTTCCTGGCGCTCATGTAAGGCTGGCTTCCCTCGACGATTGCGTCCGCGACCAATACGTCCACAATCCCGGAGCCCTTGATAGTCGAGCCCGCGGGTCCGTTGGGTGCGAGGAAGTCGGCCTTGGTGTAGGTGGCGAACTCGAGGGCTCCCCTCTTGTTGGCCTTCATTCCGACCATTTTCTCGGGGAGGCTCTTGAGGAGGTTCTCGGTCTCCTCTGCGGAGAAGTCCAGGTTCCCGTTGTCGACGGCCATGATGGTCTTGAGGAGCTGGCTCGGGGTCGCCCTGTCATACATGCCGACGGGGATGGCGTTACCTGCGAAGTCGCAGGGCTTGTTGATGTATTTTCCGTTTTCCATTTTACTCGCCTCAGCTGGTGGTGTTCATTCCGGGGCAGACCAGGACCTTGCCGGTTGCTCCGCCTGCGATGGGCTCCAGGGCAATTCCGAGGATCGCGCCGGTAGAAGCGGCGACTACTCCTCCGAGGGCTCCTGCGGTGACTGCGGCGCCCGCGGTGATTGCGGTGCTTCCGTCGCCGTTGGCGCAGGTGGTCGCTCCGAGGACCCTAACGGCTCCAATGGTGCCGGAGGGAATGTCGTAAAGGGCGACGCCGATTACTTTCTGGGTGTTTGCGGTTGCGGGTGCGATCTTGCCGGTGGAGGCGATCTGCACCGCCTGTCCCGCGAGAATGTCTGCGGATGCCTCGAAGGAGGCGTCATATCCGTAAGCACCCTCGACGGTGTTGGGGATGTCGGGGAAGGCTGTAATGGATGCCATGTTTCTCTCTCCTGTTAGTGCGCCTCAATAGAGAGCGGTCCTTCCGCTCCCGTACAGGGTCAGGGTCTGGCGCTCGGTGCCCTGGTCCTTGTCTGCTCCCGCCTTGCCTTTCAGCCCTGCGGGTTTACTGTACTGCGCGACCTCGTTCTGGATGGAGGCGAGCTTCTCGTCGATGGATTTCTCGAACTGTGCGAGGGCGTCGTTCATGGCCTTAGAGTACTCCTCGGCCACGGTGGGATAGCCCCACGCCTGCATGCACCCCTCGAGGCGTCCGAGGGCGCGGACCCTGTCCTCTCCCTCTGCCTCGCGGATGCCTTCGATAATCTCCTTAGTGTCGGGGATGATCCCGGCGACGAAGCCAGCCAGCATGTCCAGGAGGTCGTTGTTGTCCTTGGGGGCCTCGGTTTTGGTCTCGGTCTCCTCGGTCTTGGTCTCGACCTCGGTGGTCTCCTGCTTGGGTTCTTCTTCAGCCATGTCGTTGTCCTCCTGTGCCGAATATGCCGGGAGCCTGCATGTCTCGCACGCCCCGTCCTCTACCAATGCGAGCCCCGTGAAGGTTACGTCCTGGACGATCCCATCCCTGTCTATGTCCACGATGGTCTCCGCGCTGACGTCCTTGATGCCTCCGGCCTCGCGGGCCATTTGCACCAGGGACGCGCAGGCTCTGCTGGCGTCGGTCTGGTTGTGTAAAAATACGTCGGCTATGACGGCGTATTCGGTGGGAGAGTAAGTGGGATTTAATACGGCGCCGACCTTCTCGGTGACGCTCCGCGGGGTCCCTCCCGCGTGCCTGGTCCATACGGCATTATCGGCCCATTGGGTCGCGCATGCCTGGAGTACCTCGGGGCTGAATGTGGTTTTAATCCCGTGCATGTCGGTCCAGGTGCCCGCGGCCATGATAATCACGCCGTGGATCATTAGGCCCCCGTCCTCGGTGGCCTCATACGAGGACATGGTCCCCGCGCTGTTGTAATAGCCCTTATGCTGTGTCATATCGTGATTGCCTCCATATCGGGGAAGTGGGGGAGCCTGCAACATCTACAGTTAGGATGCCAGGGGAGGGCCATTGGCTCGTTCAATCCGTACACCTTCAGCGCCGTTCCGCTCCCCCCGGTCGCATATCCGAGGCATGTGGTGCAGAGGCGGTCGTCGTCGGTGGGGTAGGACATATAGCCGTCGCACCCTGCCGCTTCATACCTATTCTTGGCTATTACGTCGCAGATTCTCATGGTCTCGGTTCTGACCATGCGCTTCGCGTTCCATTTTACGGTGAGGCCCTCCTTCTCGATGTTGCGGGCGATCTGGTCCGCCCCGAGGCCCTGGAGGTAGCCCTCGGATGCTACGCGGGCGACGTCTCTTAGGAGCTCGTCGGCTACGGTGACGACATTGGTCTCGAGGCCTATTCCCAGGATGGTCGCCTCCTCCCGGGGTATCGGTACGTTGCCGAGCTGGATTCCCGCGTGGAGGTTGTTGAAGATTTTGTCCGTGTTCTTGACGGCGGCGTCGATGGTGTCCGCGGTCCATTCGCGGGCGATTACGGTTAAATCCTCTATCATGGCGTCATGGAAGCGCTGGAGCTTCCCTGCGCGGTCGGTGTCAATCTTTACGCTGACCCCTTCTTCAATGCCCGAGGCGGTCCTCGCCATGATCTCCGCGTATGTGTCGATTACTACGTCCATCCTCTCGATGGTCCGGCGTTCTATCCTGCGGGTGCCCGAGGGGTCCCTGCGGTTCACGGGGCTCCTGCTCATTGGGGCGCCTCCTGTGCGGGAGGATCGGCAGGGGCGCCTTGAATGTCCGCGATATGGCGGGCGACCCTCTGCATCAGCATGTCCTGGAGCTTGTCGGTGTCGTACTCGCCCGCCTTGGGGTGCTTGCCCCATAATTCGGCCTGCTCCTCTACGGAGAGGAGATACTCGGGGTCCGTGGGGTCCAGGGTCGTGATAATCTGGAGGAGCTGTGCCTTCTTCAGCTGTGCCTCGGGGTCGGGGTTGTTGAAGAATATCTGGATGGCCCCGCGCTTAATACCGAGGTCGGGGAGGACGTACTTCTCGATATATTGGGCCTGGATCGTGTGGGATATAATCGCCTGCTCGGCGGAGATTCTGTTGTAATACTTCGCCTGGGTGACCTTGGCTGTGGCCTCGCTGTTGTCCGCCAGGCCGACCATACTGCGGGGGACCTGCATGGCTACGGCTACGGCCTGGAGGGCCATTTCCGCGTATGTCTGGACCTGGGTTACTCCCTGGGCGTTCAATGTGTTAATCTTGGCTCCGAGGCCCGTGCTGATTACGGAGCCGGGGCCGAGGTCCGCGACCTCGCCCGATAATGCGCCCGCGGGGGAGAGGCCGTCGTCGTCGAACTCTATGTCGTAAGTGGGGTAGCCCATGCGGAGGACCATTTCTACGTTCGCCTTGCGTATGTCCTCATAATTTACGATTGCGGAGTACGCCTGGGCGAGCTGGCTCCTGCCTATGCCGGGCGTGGTGGCGCTCGGGCGGAGGGCCAGGGTGACCACCTGGGCGGGGGTCCATTCCGCGAGTACGGTGTCGTTGGCCCCCTTCTGTCTGAAACCGTCGAGCCAGCCGTCCTCGTCGTATGCGGGGAATATGTTAAGGGTGGCGTGGGGGACCAGGACGTGCCTGGTGCCCTGCTGGCCGACCTCTGCGATCCCGAAGCCGAATATTTTTGACTCGGTCGCCATTTGCTTGACCGCCTGCTCGAAGGCCACCGCCTCGAGGTATTCCCTTACCTTGGCGACCTCGTCGGGGTTCTCGCCGTTGATGGCCCACCCCTGTGCGAAGAGGTCGTCTGTCTCGGTGTCGATGATGGCGCCGGCTATGGTCGCCTCATATACTTCTAAAAATGCCTCATGCTGGCGGAGCTCCTGGAGCTCGGTGTACTTGTCGGCGGTGGCGCGTTTCTTGTCGGAGACGCGGATAGTGGCCCCCTTTACTCCCTTCGCGGGAGCTTCGTAAACGGTGGGCTTGTTGAACAGCGAGGGCCACTTCATGTAGTAGTTTTAGCCCTGGCAATTTAAAAGGAGGGGTTTATGTCAATCTGCGCCCGATTATGATTATAGCCGCCGTGAGGATCGTCGCCCCGAGCCCTAAATATAGGAGGTCATGGTTGGGCGGTGCCGGGGTCGGCTCCTGCGGTGGCTCCGGGGTCGATACGCGGAGGGTGGCGTCCTATTCTATCGGGCGATCCTTCGGCCATTCGTAGCCCGTGCAAATGTCGAGCCAATGTTGGGCGGAGGGGTACTCGTCCCCCAATATGTCCGCGAGGGTCGTCCCCGCCATTACATTCTCCGATTTCCAAAGGGCGCCCGATTCGTGATATAGCCAAACCGTGACGGTCCCCTCTGCGGTGCTCTCGCCCGCTCCTGCGGTCGCCGTCGCCCCGATCAATACGAGAAGGATTACGGCGGTCAGTCCTGCCTTCATGGTCGGATAGACCGCCGTTGTGGGTTTTATGCGTTGCGGAGCCTAATGTCGACGTGGATGTTCTGATTATCGAGGACGTACTTCGGGGGGTCGATACAGGCCACTATGTTCTGATTGATTGACCCCGGGGTGGGCGAGGTGTTAATCTGGGCGAGGACCGTGGTAATGGGGGAGGGGCTGGTCCAGGTGCCTCCGTCCGCGGGGAATACGGCCAGGAGGTGCAAATATCCCGCCTCGTCGGTTACTGTGCGGAGATAATTGGCGTTGGTCTGGCCTGCGACCGTTCCGTCGGCCCTCATTATGATGATGGAGGCCAGCTCCTTGAAAGTATATCCCGGCCAGACCTGGTTGTCGTGCTCGTCGTCGGCCTTCCCGAATATGTACACCGTCTTGGGGAGGAGGGTGGCGTCGTTGGCGACCGTGCCCTCTACGAGGCCCATGCTCTGCGCGACCCCGCTCCTGTCCTGCGTGCGGATGTTGTCGAGCTTTACGGTGGTCGCTCCGCCTCCGAGCTCGACCTCGGTGGGGATCGCTACGCCCTGCGCCCGATACTCGGG